AGAAGAACCACAATCCTGCTATTCCTGTACTTGTCTTAATGGCAGCTAAGAACCATGTATTCCACCATAAAATGGCGGATACACAGTGATCAGCGAAGGATAAAGGAAGACTAACTGAATAAGTTAGCCAACCAATACCCCATTCGTACCATGAAACTGGTTGAATATATTCGATCCCTAAGGCACCTAATAGATGCGTGACTTGGTAACTTGCCAAGCAGGAGGTAAGAATTGGAAGGACTACCACTGTTAAGAAATCTGGATTATAAATAGTCCCGATACTGAATAGTGTAATAAGTAGTCCGATTCCCATAAAGACCCATTCATACATGTACCATAATACTGGTAATAGTGTGAACAGGCCCTTCCTCATCGCTTTCTTAGTAACCCACTTTCTCACGAAAGCAGGGGAAGCCTTAAGGGTAGGTATTATTACGGAGAAGGGAAGGTAAAATAAAGCCTGTGATTTTACTTCAAAATTCATATCGTTAGATATTTCTTTTGTTGGTATTATTACAGCTGGATTTTCCTTAGGAACTTGGGCTAGTGCATTCATTGCCTTTCCCCAAATTTTCCATAACTTCACGTTAGCTGGGTCTATACCGAATTTCGCTTTTGCTAATTCAGTATTAGACATACCTTTGATTAAGGCAGCTTCTCTCAACACAAGGAGGTATTCTTTTAATACTTCCAAAGGTTCTGTCATTGATGCCCAACTTGGGTTTTTCAATGCATCGACTGTTTGATTAATTCTTGCAGTCAGAGAGGCGAAGGTTTGGGTTTGCCTTACCCTAATCGAAAAGATTGACACATCTTTTTCAATGTTTGGATTTGGTTTTGCAATGTACCTAAATAAATTATTTAAGGTATCTTGCATCATTTCCCTTAGAAGCGCTAACACCTGAGGATCCCCAACATGAGGATTCCAGGCATATCTGGTTAACGCAGATCTACCAAACAATTGGTCGATAGAGTCTATTTCAGAGGGGAGTATAGTCGTAAGGATTAGATTTCTAACCATTACGTTAAGTTTATAGAAGGGTTTATTAAGACCTCCTAAAACTCTATACCCAAATCCAGCAATTTTCATTGCAACGGGAAGGGTAACCTGATGATTTCTCATAAAGGAGACAAGACCTTGGACGCTCAATAGAGACGCCACAAGATCTTTCACGGAAATAGGACTTACATCTTTCCCAAGATGCCAAGTTCTTTTCGCGAATTCTAGAGCTGTTCCAGTTGGGCTAAGGAGTGATTTGTGTAAACCACATTCAACACCAATTTGGGTTAAAAGATATAGATATTTATCTTTTACAGCTTTATCTCCGATTACGATATCATCACCAAGAACGGCATACTTTGTGAAAAGTGTACCGGTTGGGGTTACGCAAGCCATCCATGCTGCCACTTGCACAATGAAGTGATGAGTCAGAGCTAACATAGCCCATGAGGAGTAAGCTCCCATGGGTTGTCCTACTGCGTAGACTAAT